TGCCGCCACACTCGTCACGGCCAGAGTCATTGACGTAGAAGTGCCCACCGCCTTCGTGTTTTCGTAGGCGGTTGAGGCAACAATCTCCGAGCCGCCTACTGTGGTTCCAATACGGGCGTTGCCGCCTGCTACCGTGCCTGTTGTGGCATCACTATAGACAATTCGCGCGGCCAGCAACGTGATTTTCTTGGGATGGCGCAGGATTACATCATCAATCGTCGTGCCCGCGCCGTTGTCAAGATTAAAGGGTTGCGAGCGGGCGATCTCACGGCGAGCGGACTGACCATGTGGAATATATAGAGTCATCTAGTTCTCCTTCATGAGAGGGGGCAAATGAGTTACCCCCTCTATGCTACGGGCTAGTAAAATCTTACACGCCGACGTTGTACGTAATCGCTGATGCCTCAGTGTCTCGATAAACGAGACCGAGACGAGCGGTTACGACCAGTTGTTTGGCGTCAGAACCGGGGATACTCTGTAATTCCATGAAGATTCGCCGCTTCCAGCCGAGCAACCACTGATCCTTGCGCACCGACAGGATTCCACCGCGCGTATTATTCGCGGTCGTGGTTTGATCAACCTTACCCGCCGTGTTTGCCTTGCGGTCTGCACTCTTATAATGCATAAAGGCACTGGTATAGACCTTGCGGCCATAAATGCCCGTCAATACACCGTTTTCGATGGTCGGCTGGCTGAACACGTCCTGCGTTTTCACAACCGCCAACGAGAGCGATTTCCAGCCCACATTAGCGTCCTGGATGAAACAGGTCTGCATAATGTCAAGGGCGTTTGTACCTGCCGCCCCCATCAGCTTCAGGGTTTCAATATAGTCCGTATCAGCAAAGGAACCCGCAGCCGAACGGCTGTTGGCGGTATTTGTCACCAGCGCCAGTTTGCGGAAGCTATCGAATGATAGAAACAGGTCTTGTGTGACGCCCGTCGAAGTAGGAGTGCCACCAATGTGATTGATATTGGCGGTTGCGCCTGTTTCGGTATCACCGTCGATGACGAGGTGCTCCATCTGCTCCGAGCCGCCCTTGACGGCCTGTCGGCGGGCATTTTCGGCCCACGAGATGATGCTGTCTTCTTCCTCCTCATTTGCCCAGATCACGCGCGTCCCGATCTTGGCGAGGGTCATGTCCTTTTTTCCCGTGCCAATCTTACTAGTACCGATAGTGCTGTCCGGTAGTCCTGTGGTAGCGTTCGTGCCCGTTGTCTGGCCGATGCGATACCAAGTTGGGTCGGCATCTTCTAGCGGAAGCGGGAATGTGTCACCCGCTCCCGTGAATTCTTTTGTCGGGAGCAGGTCGAGCACAAATGTGTTGACGCGGACCTTTTCCCAGAAGGCGGTAGACATAACGGTTGGAACCCACTCATCACCAAAACCGGATTGAGTCGAGTAGTTCAACTCATTGGCCTTGACAGCATCCAATGCATCACGCGGGTTTATCCCTAGTGCCTTTAGGCCCCGCCGCCCATACTCACCAAGTTCTGACTGATCTTCGGCTACTTTTTGTGCCAGCGCCTTATACGCCTGGTTGGGTGCACCCCGCCCGGTATACATGCGTGCCGTATTCATGGCATTTATGGCCCACGCCATTGTGCCAGTGTCCAGTTGGTCATACTTCCAAGTGTCTTGGAACTGTGGCACATAGGGCGCGCCGCCGCCGGGAAGACGCCGGGAAGCAGCGTTCTGTGATTCCAGTTTTTCGCTTAACGCCTTATACATGGCGTCGTAAGTCGCTTCCTGAAGCTGCTTCTGCTGTGCTTCTAATTCCAGTTTGGCGCGGGCGGCTTCTTCAGCCTCTTCCATGATCTGTGCGCGCTCGGCCTTTACCACCGCCTCGATTTCCGCGCGCTTCTCGGCTTCAATCTTGGTTCGCTGGGCTTGCTGATCGGCATGGCGCTGTAAAACCCCTTCAACCATTGCCTCAACGCCAGCAACGTCAATAGTCACGTTTTCGTCAGACATTTTTACTCCTCGTAAGTTAGGTTTCGATAGGGTTGCCTCCCTTCCGCTTGTACTTGACGACACCCTTTGCTCATGCGAGCCTCTAGTGCCGTCCTGTGACTCTGCGGCTGCGAGATTCAACGTGGATGGAAACGGTAATCCGGCAGCTTGATACATTGCTTTTGCCGCCGGAAGAGCAATCGCGTAGGGGTTCGCAGGGCGATGTCCCTTCATGCGAGTGTCAATCAGAGAGAGTTCAATTACAGGCCATTCGGCAATACGGCCATTCGACCCATAACGCACCAAATGATGCGCGCTGCCCGAACTGGCGCGGGCCATACCCACCTTCGCACTTTCCCATATTTCGCGGGCTAGTTTCTCGGCTTTATCCAGAATGACACGGAAATACCAACCATCCGCCCGTTTTTCGCGTGTAATACTCTTGCCCAGATAGACCGGGCGGGATGATGGCTTGTTGGGATCATCATAGCCGTGATAATAGACGGCGGGCGGCAAGCCGTATTTATCCTCATGGATAACGGTTTGTGCATCGAAGTATTCGCCGTCCGAGTCAACTTGCTGAGGACTGCCGAAGGGGATACCGCGCACATCAAGGATCCAATCATCGCCTTCCTGGATAGCTTTGACTGCCCAGCTTTTCGTCGGCATTTCTTCGTTCGCGTGCAGGGCCGCCATTTGCGCCAGTGCTTCCTCGTGAGTATCATGACAGCCTAACGACTCGCCTTCTGGCTCGCCGTCCTCGCCCTGCTTGTAGACACAGTTGTCACGGATCATGTAAGGCAAGTGCTATACCCAATCTACTAACTTGTGAGGGCTTAAGCCCACATCTAGGTGCATCACCATATACCGCGTTGGATCCATTCCATGATCGCCCACCTTGACAGGCTTTTCGTCATCCGTCTTGGTCTCTTTGAATTCTGGATAAACATAACCAGCGAATTCCTCTGTCGTGCAAGTCGGCTTAAATTTGTCACGCAGGGATCGATCTACCTCTATCAATGAGTCACGCAAGAAATAAATCCCCGGCCTACCATCTTCGCGTAGCTTCAGCCGTTCCTGCACCTTCTCGATTCCGCGTTGAATATCCTTAATCGCCCCGATAGTACCAATTCCATTCTCGGCTAGCGTTTCTCGATCTTCCGTGTCATGGTCGGCAATGGTTGCTTCATACTGCTCACCCCGACTTAGTTCATTAATCTGTTCGGCGTGTACCTTGACTGTCCGCTCAGTCATATAGATTTCGCGGTATAAGTACAAGCGGTCGTCCGGGTCAAGCGCCCACCATTGGCACACGAACGGATTACGGAACCCGAAGTCGATACTGCGAAAGCGCCGCCACTCCCCCGGTATAGGAAAGCGGTCTATCAAGTGGATCGCTGGGTTGTATTCGTACACCTGTCCCTCAACACCCACCCATAAGCCGAGCCGTCCACGCTTATAGCGAATACCCGTCAGGGCGTCTAGCGCTTCCATTGTCTTGATGCCCTGCGCGGTTAGTTCCTGTGTAACCGGATCGTACAAGGTCGGGTTGTCAATATGCCGTGATTCAAACACCTTGAGACGCGGCCTGTGTAGTATCCAGTGTGTCGGCGGGCCGGGGTTACAATCCCCGAACACTTGCGCGTAGGGCATGTTTCCCGCCCGTCCGGTTGCGCGCCCGGTCAGCTTCTCGTAATCATCTAACATCAATTCTTCAGCTTGGTTGATGTAGATGAAGTCATACTCCGCGCTCAGAAACTTGTCTGGGTTGTCCATCCCGCCCAAACTGATCCGGCTACCGTTGGGATAGTCGTACCATTCCGGCTTTTCCCCGCCGAACTTCTCTATCGGGCAACGGGGATCGGACGGCGGATAGGCAAGTACCTTATGCTCAAACGTGACGACCGCGCTGCTAATCAGACTCTTGTAGGTCTTGCGGATCATCAGCCCGCGCGCGCCGGGGTACTTTGACGCCAATGCGTTAGCCTTATGCAACGCCGCCATCGTTTTACCCGTTTCGTAAGGGCCTGCGAGTAAGCACTCAGCATCCTTGTAGCGCCAAAATTCGCGCGCTGCGCCGTAGGCTTGATAGCCGACCTTGCTGTCGGGGCTGGCTTGAATGAGAACGGCCGTCATAGGTTGTTAAAGTTCGTCCATATCCATCTTGTGAATGGCGATAATCTTTTCGCCACCGCTCTTAATGTCCACTTCTTTAATCCGCCCGCCCGTTTCCTTTGCAATGTCATCTAGTACACCGCGATAAGCAGCAACTTCGGCGCTGTTGAATTCTTCAAAGTCCACTATCTCGGCAATTGACCCACTGCCCACGCCCTTAACGTCATCTATCCACAACATGCCGCCCAACAAATCACGCTCTATCAGAGCGGCCAACAAAGACAATTTGTATACCCTGTGTTCTTTGAGTGCATACCCTTCGATTAAGGCGTTTTGTTCCGTGATGCGCTCGATTGCTTTTAGGTCAATCTCGCGAGTAGCACGGTAGTAGGCAAGCTGTTGTTTCGAAACGACAAACGGCGTGCTGAACTTATTCGCTCGCGCGCCTATCTCTTCGCTTGACAGACCCTCTGCTACCCATCGGAGCAGCGCCGTTTTCTGTTGTCTTTTCAGCCGCATGGTCAGAGTTGGTAAAACTTTCACGTATGAAGGGCGTTGCGACAATCTTCAAATACACGCCCGCTTGTTGGCATGTCGCCAGCTTTGCGAGTGCCATCACAGATTGCTCAGACAAGTCAAAGGTTACACGGATTCCATTATCGGCAAGGGTTTGTACTTTTGTAACCGCCGCTTGAAACTCGATTGACTCCGGTTCGTCTACCATCTCACCTACCGCCCTTCGTCTTCTCCCTGTCGGCCTCTATATCCCGTTCGGGTATCGCATCGCGCGTTGTCATCAGGCTCGCTATGGGAGAACGAGGGCAATTTAGGCGGGGCGCTAGTAACCGAAACTTCGGGGTTTGCG